GTCTTCTTAGGAGAAATGGATGGCAATAAGTATGCCGCAGACAGTGGCGGCTCATCTAACAATGGGTGGTAATCTTGTGAAGGGGGGCGTTCTCCTGCCTCTGGACTGACCGTACAAGGGGCGGCGCGGTAGAACTCTTCACTAAGAGCCGCCCCACAACTACTAACTAGGAGCCAAAAGCATGGCAGAATATGACGACACAAACCGAGGCGCAGCCTTCACACCTTTCCCTACACAGAAGATGATCTTGCAGGGCAAAGTAAATGTTGACGGCAATGACAATAAGATTGTCTTGGTTTCAGACGAAACGCGAGACGGCAGAAAGATTGTTGAGGTCTTTCAGAAAGTCGGCGTTCTATTTGAGAATGACAAGAAGGGCAACGAAGCAGCGCCCGATTACTCTGGTCCAATAAAACAGGTGGTCGAATCTCCGCTTGAGAAACGGATCGCAGGTTGGCGCAGGATGAAAGACGGCAAGCCTTATATGTCTTTCAATGTCAGCGATAAGCAAGGTGGCACTGAAGAAAGAAAGATTGCTGATCCATCAAAACCCTTGCCAGAAGATGACATTCCGTTCTAGGATAAATCATTATACCCAGTGAGTCTGCCTCAACACTCACAGACTTGGGCGCTCTTCGGAGCGTCCTTTTTTTTCTAAGGAGATATCATGGAAACATGGCAGGAAATAAAAGCTAGACATCAGCGAGAGAAGATCGAACTCGCTCAAAGCTTTGCTGCTAATTACACAATGAAAGACGCAGCTAAGATACTGAGATGTGATGAGCCTGTGCTTCGACGGTTTGCGCACCACTACGATATAAAATTTTTAAGAGCAAGATGGCCTGATAAGGTGTGAAGCGGCAGTTCATATAAAGTTTAACAGGCAGGTAAACGATACAAAAAGTTTGGGTTTCTGAGAGAGCCGCCTCACAAATCCATTAAACAAAACAAAGGAGAGCAAGTCAAGTGACACAACTAGAAAAGATGATGATCTATGCAAAAGTAGAGAACGCAAGGATGCTCTCTCGCATAGGTGGGAGCAACGCTATCGCGGGGATGAAAGGCAGGGACGGAGGATACAAGGGAGGTAGGCCAAGTAAAAAGCAAGAGCTTTCTAAGAAGGCAGAAAAAATATTACTCTGCATAAAGTCCGATATGAATGTCCGCGCCATAGCGCAAGTCGTCGGCACTTCGCATCAAGCAGTCAGCCAAATCATTAGTAGATATAATCTAAAGGAGTTGGCAAATGAACAATCTTAGCTTTGCCTTCATTGCCTTCTTGCCGTTCACTGACTGGCAAGACTGTCAAGACTTTGTAAGATTCCATGACCTGCATGGATTCCACGATCAGTGTGTTGGCGTAGATACAAACGGCAACCGTACTAACTACGAGCAGGAACAAAAGCTTGCACCAGACTGGTCGCTCAGACCAAAAGCAAGACCTACATTAATTCAAAATGAGGCCCATCAATAAAGGGACGGCGACCTTGGGAGCGGCGTAAATCTATATAAGAGTTCATCGCCTCTTCCATTGTACCTTCCCACTCCATTACATTTGGAACAGACCAAGCAGCACCCCAACGCAATTGAACAGAGTGAGCTAACGCACCCTTCTTCATTGCATCAGCAATGTTATCATAGAGAGGCAGTGACCAATCCACATTGCCACCAACATAAGCAAAGAGATCAACAGCATGACAGAAGCCATCGTCTTGACGCAAGTGTTTGCTCTTCATAGTTTGTGATGCGCCCTTGGCGACAAGAGCAGCCTGCTCTTCTTCGGTTCTCAAACCAATTCCAACACCAAAGTCTACATCAGTTACGTCAATCGCAGCCTTCACCACCTTGACCAGATCAGGGTGAACACCACGAAGGCGAGACAAACTTCTATCTGATAACTTGAATGACATCTTACTTCCTTCCAAAGAATTTAGTTGCTGATCTAACACCAAAGCTTGCAGCTACAATAACACCGAGCGTGTACTGATACCAGTCAGGCATAGTTTCTAAAGCAGTGAAGCCATTAGCAACAATGTCCCTGCCAGTATCACCAAGAAACACAAGCACCAATGGAATACTAAATAGAATTGTTAGCCACTCATCCTTCCAAGATGTCTGAGAACCTTGAGCCATGATCCGTTCCCAATCAGCAACAGATGTTTCTTTACTAAGCATTATCTTAGCCTTGGCTTCTGCTTCAGTTAGCTTCAGCTTGGCTTCAGCAGCTTGCTTGTCTGTCTTACCTTTTAACCACCCTCCTGCAAGCTCTGTAAGAGGGCCTATAAGCGCTTGTATCATTTTGGTGACTCCTTGCTCATCCAGATTCCAAAGCAGCCTGTGAGCGCCCCCATACAGACAGATACCAAACCTGATTGCTGTATGGTGGGGTCAGGCAATGACATATACCAGTGTACAGATTGATAGGTCAGAATGGTGACGGCTAACATCATAAGTCGGGGAACAATCTTCCAGTCATCTACAGTAGTGTGGGCCATGATAAACCTCCGTTAAATCTTACCCTGTGATGCAAGCAAAACAACAACAGCAAAACCAATAATCAAAGTAAAAATTACTCCAACGCTGCCCCAAATAACAACAGCCTCGAACCTTTCAGCTTTTAATCTTGCTTGCTCTTCTTCTCTTTCTTTTCTTTCTCTGCGTACCCTAGCTCTGATAGCAATCAATTCCTGCCAAGCACTATAACCTCGCAAGTGAATGATAAGCTCACGAAGTTCATCCTCTGCATCCTTTGCCTTTTGCAAAGCAACAAAGGTTTCCATTGCGTTTTCGTCTTCACTGCCAAACGCGCTGCTTTTTTTCTTATTATGTTTATTGCGCAGATCATCGACGCCATCGAAGAACTCACCAATCTGCTTGGTGACGTTTACTAATTCCTGACCTGCGGAAACAGCGGCCTTTATTGCGGCGAACGCTGTTAAAGGATCAATCATTAGCCTGTCATTGTCATCCGCAAAAGAAGCACAATTATAAATGCGCTACTGCCAATTAGAATAGCTTCTATTCTTTTGACGCGGTTAAACAAATCCTTAAACTGTATGTCCATTTCAGTTTTCATAGCAATAATCTGCTTTTCTATCTTGTCGATACGCTGATGCGCTGATGCTACAGTTTGTTTGGTCATGCTATATCATCCACAACTTCTATTTCTATGTAGTTACTATTAGGAAAAGTCTGAACACCACCCGCAGCAAAGGTAACTTGGAACTCTCCTTCGTAGCTACCAACAGTTGCTGTGTCTGAGCCTGACCAAGTGTAACTAACCTCACCTGTTGTTGCGTCACTAATAGCAGCCGAATCATTTACTGTGGTAGAGCTTGCTCCAGACTTCCGCATCTTAAAAGATACAGCCGCACCTGATAAAGTCGGCACACTTCCATCGCTATTTATTAACGTGGCAGATAAGATGGGTCTTGTGTCATTTTGTTTTATGTAGAATGTCATCACGCATCTCCTAATTATATCTACAACAATCTAAGCAGCATTGGCAAACACTATATCGTCGTGAATAATTATGTCATTGTGATCTACATTTACTACAGCCATAGATTCACTGCCAAAAATAACTACGCTATTGGGGCTTGCGTCTACCATAGCTTGAGCCGCACCATCAACAATAACTATATCATTTGCGCCATCATCAGCCCTTGAAGCTTCAGATGGGACAACAAATAAAACAATCTGACCTGTTAAAGTAAATGAACCATTTGAGGCCGTTATTTCTTTGCCAAGGCCAATGCTTGCGCTTTGACCAGTAAGTACAAATGAACCAACACCACCTGATGTTACTCGTCTATCTCCACTCTCCGTAATGCGAGTGTTTAAATCTTCAGTAATCCGATCATCTGTATCAAGTGAAAGCACTAACGTTTTTTTCAAATCAACAGATTGACCTGAAATAGAAAACGATCCATTGCTAACCGTTAATTTTTTGGTTTCATCTAAATTAGCTGACTGACCTGTTAAAACAAACAAACCATTTGAAGCTGTTATGTTTTTGCCAAGACCAATAGACGCGCTCTGCCCACTAAGAACAAATGAACCGCTATCAAGTGAAAGAATTAATGCTTTCTTTAAATCAACAGACTGACCTGAAAGTGAGAATGAACCATTATTGGCTGTTAGAGATTTGCCTTTAATGAAATTAATTGACTGCCCTGTTGCAGTAAATGATCCTGAACCAATGCTTAACTTTATAGCGCGGGATAAGGTTACTGACTGCCCTGTTAGGGTAAACGAACCACTAGCAAATGAAACTAACTCGCCTCTCTCTAAGCCAACGGCTTGCCCAGAAAGAGAGATAGAGCCAGAGTCAGCAGTTAGATTGATCTCTCTGTTTAGGTTTGCTGCTTGCCCTGATAGAGTAAACGATCCGTTTGCAGCATCTAGTTTGGCTGCTTCAGTCTGCTCAAAACCAACTGCTTGACCAGATAAAGTAAAAGCGCCGCGCTCTGCTTCTAATTTAACTGACTTTTTAAGCGTAACAGTTTGGCCTGAAAGTAAGAACGATCCTGATGAAAAGCCCTCAGAAATATCTATGTCTATTTCTTGACCGCTTAAAGTAAATGCGCCATTAGCAACACTTAGCGTTAGCACTTTGGTGCTGCTAAAGCTTACAGCTTGCCCAGATAAACTAAACGTACCGCGCTCTGCTTCTATTTTCTTAGCAGCATTTAATCCTGCATCTTTTCCAGAAACAACAAAAGAGCCATTATTAGCTGCAATGTTTAAAGACTTCTTAAATATAATAGCTTGCCCAGAAAGGCTAAATGTACCTGAAGCCGCAGATAAAGAGTAAGCATTTCCAAATGTTAAGGGTCGGCCTGTTACAGAGAAAGAGCCGTTAGAAACAGATAAGTTAAGTGACTTTGTAAATCCAACATCTTGGCCCGTAATAGTGAAGCTGCCGTTTGGAGCAACCTCTGTAATAAGCTTCCCTGCACCCTGCAAACTTAAAGCAAAAGTGCCACTGGATGCGGTTATGTTAAGGGCTTTTGCTAAAGAAACAGATTGCCCAGTTAAAGTAAATGAGCCATTGCTTGCGCTCATCTTAGGCGATTTGTTTAGATCAACTGGCTGACCTGTAAGCGCAAAGCTGCCATTCAACGCGCTTATTTTTTGAGCTTTATTTAGACCTGTTGATTGCCCTGTTAAAGTGAAACTGCCATTTGATGCAGATACTTTTACTGCTTTATCTAAGTCTGCTGCATTACCTGTTAAGGCAAATGAACCTGAAGCTAAGGCAACCTTTATATTTACACTTAATGAAACAGCCTGACCAGTAAGGCTAAATGATCCCGCATCAACTGAAATTGGAAAGAATCTTTCAGTTACCCTTGTATCCCCATTCTCAAGAATACGAGTGTCTGATGCTTCCGTTATGCGGAATCCATTGGCCATTTAGTTTACTCTCCGAGCAGAGCAGCCAGTGTCAGAGCCTTTAGCGCATCGGGTGTGCTTGCCCCTGCGATACGACTGTCAGCCGTGATGTTACGAAGCGTTGCTTTCTGCGCTGCAACAGCATCTGCGCCAGAGCCAGCTTCCAGAGCTTTCATGTAAGACACGTCCAGTGCTTCCAAACGTGGCTTGCGTTCTGCACGAAGGTTGTCTTTGTGGATGTCTCTGGCCTTCGCCATGTCCACTTCAATGACCGCCTCGTTGAAAGCCCAAGCGCCCCGAAAGGTGCGGTCAGTTGGAACTGTAAGAGATGACGCATCACGAACATCTCCGTTGATATTGATGTAGGTTGTCATGCTGCAATTCTCCATGCGTTTCTAAAGCTGCGGTCAGTTGGTATTAGTTCAACAGGGACGATCCGCATTATCGTTCTGTTTCCTTTGTAATCTCGCCACACAGAGGGGCAGATGTCTTTCATTATGAGATACTCAATGGCTTTTTCTTCTGACATTGGGCCAATGGGTTCTGCGTATGGATGTTCTTTTCGTTCTCCATCAGCCACATCTCTGTCACGCTGATAGGTGTCTATCGGTGGCAGGATGTTGCCCTCTAGTGCAGCAGCCATCCAGTTTGGATCAGGCACAAGCACCTTGGCAGGTTCGTCAGGTGTGACAGGGTCTTCAAAGACCACACGATACTTGCTTTGCACTGGCGCAAGACGGCTCTTAGCTTCGGCTAGTCTATCCCATAGGTGTTCGTGGGTCATGCTAAGTCTCCGTGGATTGTAACTTGCCCCTTAGTTGAGTCATAGAAACCACTACTTGAATGGTCTGCGTATACGTTTCTAAAATACCATTTTGAAACTGTTCTATTTGAGTAACCTTCAGCATCACCAAGAGTTATACAATAAGACCCAGAACCCGAAACATAACTAGTTTGAGATGGGGCAGTATACAATGTGTTGGACATTGCACTTGTCCAATTTAAATCACCTTGACCATTTGAGCTATCGGTTAAGCTGCTTGTGTTAATACTGTCTGATATTGCGGGGGTCTGTTGATTGAAAGTACACCAAGCCTTAGCTGACCCATTGACCACATAGCTAGTGCCGACTGTCGTTGTTCCGTCTGTGATGTTGGAAACATTTAGTGTACTCATGCTAAGTCTCCATTAACTTGAGAGTTATATACAGTTGCATCTGCAATCGAATGACTAGAGTTATATGATTGCAAATTAAATGACGAAACGGTTCTGACTGTTGAGGTAGCTTGATGATAATTATTATTTGCAGCCGACCAACAATATGATGTGCTAGTCATATTGTTGGATAAGTTTACATTGTAGTTTCCTGTGCTGTTATCTGTGAGGCTTGAAACACCAGAGCTATCTTGTATTGCAACCGTACCAGACCCGTTAAAATATATCCAAGCAACAGCAACCCCTGACACTGCACGACTAGCTGTTTCCCCTGTGGCTTTTATGTTGGTGACCGTGATGGTACTCATGCTAAGTCTCCTGTTACAGTCAGACCAACACCGCCTTCACTGTCATTTGCAGAGCCGTTGTGGTGCGTAAAAACGTACATGACGGAAGCTGTTGGAGTGTCACTATCTGAGGTGTTTGCTCCAGAACCATCGTTATGACCGCCGCCATCCATGTTGTGGCTTGCATAAGCATACCATCTGCTATCGAAAGCATTGGTAAAATTATACTTTATGCGTCCTGTTCCCTCGTCCACGATTGACGCAAGATTGAGGCTTTTGTTTATAGTATTGCTTGCCACAACAAGTGAAAAGTGTTGCGCAGCACTTTGCTTCGTCAACGCAACAGGGCCAGTACCATTCGCAGCACTTATTGTATTTGCTCTAATCTCAGACAATGGACAAGTTCCCCCCTGATGTGACAGTCAGAGTAACACCCGATGCAATAGTTAATGGACCAGTTGCATTAGCATTTTCGTCTGCGTCGATTGTTGTGCTAGTGTTTAAGGTTTGTTCATTGATCCTAAAGATGTCTCCTGCACTACTGCCAGTTTCACCATTCTCACCTTTAAACAAGCCACCACCACCACCAACATATGTTTTGATTTGAGCAGCCGTAACACGCTTAGATGTTCCGGCCTCATTAATCTCAAATTGGTTTGCATCAACTACAGAAGAAGCCGCAGTAAGCCCTGATATTTTTACGTTAGCCATTTTTATACCCTTTATGCGAGGGTTAGGATTCCATTAGAGCCAATGTCGATTGTAAAAGTATCACCGTCATTGAGTGTCAGTGAGCTTCCATAATCATAATAGCCAATAACAGGATCGTTTGTTACAGTGTCATTGTAAATAACCACATAACGAAATGCTGCTACAGAACCACCAGATGCAGTTAGCGTCAAATCGGCTGCACCAAGCTTATATGTGCCAGATGACTGAGCGCTTGTTACACTTGCCAGAGTTCTTGACGACAAGTTTGTGTAACTAATCTGTGATATATTAGCTAATACACCGTTTCCGTCTGCTGTAACATTTGTCCCCGCAGTTGGGTCTGTATTCGATAGAGCGACAATCAGAGTATCGCTTCCGAGGTTCATAGCCTCGACTGCATACTCTACAAAGTCATTTACTTTTACAAAGCTAGCCATTTCTACTTTCCTTTAGCTGTTAGCCACCAGTTTATTCCTTGTTCTACAAAAACAAAGAAACATCAACGCACAAATAAACTATCACAAATTACTGTGACCAAGCGCGAGTCATTTGATTCATCTCATCCTTCCAGAACCACATTCTAGTAAAAGGAAGATTCCTAAATACATTCTTAGCGCCCTCACCATAATCGCCAGAAACAAATTGAGCCGCACCTGCTCCAATATCGTAAGTTATAGATGGCCCTGCACCTGCAAGTCCTGTGATTGCATCAGCCATACTTGGTTCTTGTGGAAACTTGGGGCTTAAGTATCCATTAGTTATATTTGGTCCACCAAGCGCCAAGCTTGTATGCATAGAGGTATAGAACAAATCACTGTAAAGCGCTGTTAAGCCGCTTGAGTCGTAAGACCTAGCAAATCTGTCCCTCCATTCCATTTCTTCCCAAACAAAATCTGGAGTCTTTGCTTTAACAGACAAGTAACCCAAGCCAAGCATTGCTGCAACACCAACAACTCTGTTCTTCATTTGACCGTGAGCCATACCGCCAACCATCTTGTTTACGTTAGCAAGGGTATAGCTGTAGAATTGAAACGGCAAAGCCATGAAGCCATTCTCAATGCGAGAGTAACCTTTATATCTTTTGTCTTCCGAGTAACCAAACTTCTTGGCAATACGATACGGTACAAAAGCAACGCCATCACTGATAATTGGTCTATCCGCAGGGGTTGCCATCATAATTGTATTTAGGATTCCAGTGTTTAGTGCAGCGCGAAAATCGCCAACTGTTTGCTGTCGTACTTTTGATTGCTTTTTCCACTCAGCAAAAGCCAGTTCGTTAATTTTGTTTTCGTATCCAATAAAACCTTCGTTAGTTTCCTTATTAAAGCCAAGGTCTTTTGCTCTAAACCTTGTGTGCATAATCTCATGCAGCATAACAAAGTTAGACCAAGATTTAGGTGTTTTAAAAACATCTTCTAAAGGTTTAATTCCTTCTCTTCTAGGATTTAACCAAACCTTGTTTTCAAAAAACTTGCCCTCAATGTATTCTCTATCAAAGAAAATAGTATTTGATTTTTCATTATATCTAGCAGGAACATATATGCTTTCACCATCTGCTCCTACACCTTGTGTGCCAACAGGCGATCCATCTTCTTTTGCTTCAATGATATTAACGCGCTTACCATCTATTTCTGGAACATAAATACTATCAAGCCATTGCTCAGTATTAGCTAAAATCAATCCACTATCAGATTTTTGCCAAGGCGCTTTTGCTATTTCTAAAGCGGCTTCATCATTAATGCCGTTTCTTGCAAGCCATGTTTTTTCAAACTCTGTTGCTTTACCTTCTAATAGCTTTACTGAGCGCTCAATAATTGTATGCGCTCTAGCCATGCCATCAAGCATTTTACTAATTTGCGTAACTGGCCCTAGTCCATTTAAAACATAGTAAGCATTTCGAGCTTTATTCCACAACTCACCTGCGTCTACATTGTTTGCCATGTCATCGACTAAGCGAACATGAGCAGTACCCCTAACAATATCAACAGATTCGCCACTCATGCGAGTTTCCGCAGCAGACGCAGCCAACACTTCTTTATCAAGCATACCCTGCATGGCTTTCACCATAACGCCACCGTCATGCTCCATAATAATTCTGCCAAACTCAGGAATAGCAGCAGCCCAAGCACCGCCCATATAATTTAAAGAAGCAGCTTCCTTCATTATGTATGCTGTTCTTTGACTTAAAGCTGATGGATTGTCTAAGACCGCACCTGCAATTCTATCGTACAGAATCATAAAGTCTTTCATGTCTTTATTAATCTGATCCTCAGAGAAGCCCTTGGCAACCATGTCTCTTCTTAATTTATAAACGACATCATCAACGTCACCGCCAAACTGCTTTCTAAACTCAAGTCGTGGAGCAACTCGCGCAGTGTAAGTCTTCATAATTGCAATAGGGTCTTGAACAATAAAGTCCCAGACTAATTCATTTGGAATGTCTACTTGTCTGTGGCGAAAGTGTTTTGATCTTCCATAACCAAAGCCAATGTTAGCTTCATCTGTAGGGTTTTTGTCGCCAAGAATTGTATCTATTGTTTCATTGACACGTTTTTCTATAGAACCCCTGTCAGTTTTTAGACGAACTAGCCCCCATTTGTTATTCTGAAACATCCATATTGTAGGGTTCTCAGAGTAGTGCTTAAACAATATTTCAAAAAGCTCTCCTCTTCGGGCTTTGATTGCCCCCATATCCCAAAAGCGAGGCAGGAAGTTATCTGTTAGTTCTTGCGGCTCATCCCTAAAGGCTTGCAAGCTAGCTTCAAGCTCTGACTTCTGCCTTTCCAAATATCTTTTTCTGCTTAAGTCTTCTTCACGAAGCTTTGCAAATTTAGCGTCACCCCCCATTCTTGCTAGAGAATCTTCCAAATCAAGAAACTGTCGCTCAACAGACTTTAGACGATTGGTTATTGATTTAGTTGACCCAATCAAACCAACATCGCTTAACTCACGCTCTGCTTTTTGAAAGAACTCGTCTACAATCTTAATGCTTCTTTTTTCAAGATCACTAAGGTTGGTGTCTTTCTTAGTTCGCTTTTCGTTTATGCGTCTAAGCCAATTACCATAACTGTCATCTCTGTTTGTTAGAGAGCGCCAAGCAAGAACAGGATCAATGTCAAGCCGAGATGTATTTGACAGACCAACATCCTCACGGAACAAGCGAATAAGCTCGTCATGCGCTTTAACCCACTGGCCATTCCTTGCAGAAGCTCTCTGATGCACTGAAAGGGGGCTAGCAAAGCCGAAGGTGTTCATTACTAAGTTGATACCTGCATCACCTGCTAACCTTACTGTAGCCTCCTTTATAGAGGCTGTGGCTTTGTTTGACTGTATGATCCTTTTAAACGGCGTAGATACAAATTTATAAAAGCCGCTATCAGTAAAAACATTATCAGCCATCGACCACATCTTACTTTGGTCAAAGCCATCGCTTTCAAGCTTTCTTATTGCATGTTCTCTTTTATGCAAAGAAAGCTCTGCGCTTACTTCTTCTAGCTGAATCTCTGTTGCCGAATGTAACTGCACCTCTTCTGGTGCCGCAACAAGCTGTTGCTGCTTTGCAGTAAGCTCTGTTATTTTTTTGTTTATATCTGATTCAGCCACCTCAGATAGCGGTCTAAGTTCTGGCGAACCTATTGTACCAAAGTCATCTGCGCTAAGTTCGCTAGCATATTCTATTTGCCTTAACGCTTGGGCTTGATTCTCAAGTGACTTTTTTATCTTTGTGTAAGCAGCAGCGCGTTTGGTAATAGGGATTGATACAGCCCCGCCCATCGCGCCACCAAACAAAAATGCACCTGCTACATTTACTGCGCTTTCAGTGCTAGTTTGCACAGCATCATATGGCTGTATCAAAGCCGCCTCAACACCTGCTTGAATTGCTGCTGTCCCTGCGCCGACCCTAAGTGCTGACCGCCCTATGCCCAATGTGGGGCCACCAAAAGGCAAGGCTAAGAAGTTAAGAGGATCAAACAGACCTGCGCCAAGCTGAGAGATAAATGAAGACTCGCCAAGCACCCTGCGTCTTTCAAGCGATTCATCTATGCCACGTTTCATCTCAATCATATGCTCTGAGCTAACAGCGCTGCGCAACTCCATTGCGTGTAAAGAATACTCGCCAAGGTCTTCTAGTGGATTATAACCTTCTTGCCTAACAGTTCCAAACCTGCGCCTGTTTTGAAACGCTTCATATGCAGGGTCATATGTATAGCCGAATGATGCAGACAAAGTATCTGAGAAAGAAGGCTGTCTGGAGTCTTGAGGGCTTAACTGGTCAAAGTTGCCATACCTAAAACTGTTTGGATTAACGACCATTACTTAAAAACCCCTTTAAGATAGCTAGAACTTCTTTTCTTATAATCCTTGCCATCATCTTCTCTGATCGTTACATTTTCATTTTCTATTTGGCCTCTAGGTATAGATGACAGACTTTCGCTATCCACTCTAAATGTACCGATCCTTCCTTTTATTTTAATTAGATATGTTTCGTTTGTTGGGTTGTTATAAATAGCCATAGAAGGGCCAAGGTCTATAGGCTGTGGCTCTGGCGGCGCTTCTGCTTCTGGGGCATCGCCTGTTAGCTGTGCTTCTGTATCGTCCATGCTAGAGAACTTACCAGTTAGCATCCTGTTTACATCTTCTATTGGCACTACGCCTTGACCAGACAGAAACATGAAAAGCTGAGTTGCTTTGGCAAACTCTTCATTAACCTTCTGCATTGAAGAGGATGGCCCTAAAGCATTATTGTTGCTTACATCATAATGATTTTGCATTGCTTCATAAAGAGCAGCAAACTCAGGTGACGGTGTAACGCCAACTAAATCTTGCTCATTGCTGTCAGTAAGATTAGCAAACACTTTTCTTTGCTCGTCGGTTAAACTGCTAAAGACATTTATATCAATAGTGTTTTTTATCTCTGATACTTTTTCTTTTAGCTGAACACTATGAGCAGGGTATAACTCCCTAGCCTCTTCCATTTGAGATATTTCTTCGGCTCTAGTAACAGCCGCTTCTTCTTGATAAGATTCCAAAGCCCTTATATTTTGTAAATACTTTTCTTCTTTGGTAGAGATAAAAGCAGGAACCATAAATGTATCAGTAATATTGTAGTCCGTTACTACATCATGAGAATACTCATACAAAGAAAACTCGCCGTCTTCGCCCTTAACCATAACAGCATACGTCATGCCTGTGTCTAGGTTTTGCCCAACTGGTCTAAGCTTAAACTCTTTAGTCGCCCAACCAAAATCTTTATCCATTAAGTGCAAATCTTTTCTTACTGCATCAAGAAACATTTCCTGCACTTTAGGATCGCTGCTTAATGTAGCAGAGAGAGGGTATATTGTTTTCGTTTCACCAAACTCAGGCAAAACATTTTTGTCTTCAACATAAAGTGCTTCTGCTTTCTGCGTTACATAATCTTTTAAAGGCATGTCTATTTTGTTTGCGCCACCGCGATCAGCAAACCAAGCAAAGACAGATGCCTCCAACATTTCTGTCATCTTTGTATTTCTTATAGCAGCGCTTATTGGAGTATTTTTATCTGGGCCAGTTAAGGATTGAAGGTACTGTAGAGGTGTTGCAGTCTGATTTTTTGTAGCTGTACCTCCTGTTTCTTCAGCAGCATATTGAGCCAACTGAGAACCCATTACTGTAGCAAAGCCCTCGCCTCGTACGGTCTCTTTATAAAAGTCAGCAAACTGCTTAAACTGCGCCTCATTAATTGGTGTATCTGATTGCTGTTGATATGAAGACATTAAGTCCCAAAATGCTTTAGTATTTGCATCTAAAGCAGAGTGACTATTAGAAAGGCTTTCTATTCCGTTTCTGTCAATTTGAGTAGACGTATTAGCATAGAGAGACAGCAATCTATTCATCATCCCTGTTGGGACATTGCCATTTGCGGCTTGGTCAAGGAGGCTAACAAATGACTGTGGAAGAACAACTTGGCCTACGGCTTTAAAGCCTTGATCTTGTTCGCTAGAAGAAACTGTATAGAAATCATCCTTTAGCTTAAGAACGGTATCTATATGCTCTCTATTATCCTTGTCAGAAGCATCAGCCATTCCACGACCAATATCAGAGTTCAACTTATCTATTGCGCTCAAAGCTGTTCTGTTTTCTAAATCTTTAATTTTAGCTTGAGACTTATTATTTGCTGCGGTTGTTATTGTTGATTCATCGCCAAGTCTTTTAGCTTTGTCTAAAACATCACGAACATTTTCTGGCAGTGAAATGCTAGGCTCTATTCCTTTAGCATAAGCCACCATAGCCTCTGCCATTTCTGCTGTTGGCGCAGAGCTTATAGCCAATCTTATATAGGCTGTTGCCGCAGCATTATTAAGAGAGTTTTTCTGCCGTTCCTTTGCTTCGTTGTCTGCTTTAGAGCTTTCTATATTAGACATTGTTTCAGCGTAAGAAGTGCTTACACCATCAACATCAGAACCTGTTCTTATTGCGCTGTCAATTGCTTCGTTTACATCTCTGTAAAGCTCAATTCCCGCCTTAATTTTTTCTTGGTTTTGTTTAAAAGCCTTCTCATCTTTAAAGCCCTCAAAAAAAGTAATAGCACTTTTCTTAAGGCCAAAGCCAGTTTCGCTATCTAAGTACGCTAAATTTTTTAAATCATCGTGTAGGCTTTCTGGTATTATCTTAAGAGCTTGTGGGCTTGGGTTATTTAAATACTCAATAACATTAACAATCTCTTCTTTGCTTGTTAGCTGACTTACAACATGTCGCTGAATCCCATCGGCTATACCATTAACTCTTTTTGTAACGCCTAACATAAGATCGTTTGATTCACTGTTAGACATACCTGCAATAACCGCGCCCTGTTGTGTAGCTAAAGCAGCTTCATAAGCCTCAATAACTTCGTCAACTTCAGCCGTAGAATCAGTGCCATCTGCTATTGCGTCTGCGTTTCGCATAATCTGACCATTAGAGTTTTTGCCAGAGTTTGCGTCAACACGCGCCTGTTGGACAGACTTGGCAAGCTTAATCGAAGAAGCGCCAACGGCATCTCCCATGTACTCATTGGCATATTGGGTAAACTGCTCGAAGGTTGATGGGTCAGAAAGAACATCTTGAAAGTCTTTTCCAAGAGCATTTTTTATTTCTTCTGAAAGACCGCCTAAGTTCCCCATATCAACGGCTGACTGGATTTCTAGCAACTCCATGTGAGTGAAATTGCCAGTCTCAATAACACTTCTTAGAGTGCCACGCGCTATTGCAACATTGTCAAACTTAGAATTTAGCTTTGTTGAGCTAGCAGTTACTAGCTGAGAGTTAGCCATATTCTGATCGTCAACAGCGCCTTGCTTAAGGATAAGCTGAATTTGCTCAGTGTTGCCTGTTCTTGCAGCAATCTCTAATGCAGCCTGTCTTTCTTGTACCCTTAACTTATGAGCATCAACCTGCTCTGCTCTTTCTCTAGTTAAAGCCTTTAAGCTAAGATTGTGGGCATACCCCTGCTTTACAGCCTGACCAACTCTTACAATTTCATTGCTAAACACTGTGCTTGTTTCAGTGTTCGCCATTTGCGCAATGTATTCTGATGCTGCTTTGTTAAATCCAGAAGGGCTAAGATCGTATCTGAGGGCAAGCTCTTTCATCTTGCCATCAATTTGAGTTCCTAACTCTTGCTCAAATCTTGTAAGCAGTACGTTTTGGTAAGCTTGTTGAGCGACACGACCTAAACCTTTTGGCCCTTCGTGAACTTCTGGCAACCCTGTGGAGGGGTCAAGTGCCATCACCTGCTCACCAGACAAAGCATTGGCTAGATCAATGCCATGCGCCTCGGCATCTTGAACTGCTCTTTTATAAGCAACCGCTTCGGCCTTTGCTGCGTTTCGCGCTATTGCCTCGCCAGTAATTTGACCTGCGGAAGATGATCGCGCAACGCCAATGGGCGAGATTCTAAACTCACGCTTTTCTCTAATCATTGCCATTGCTTATTTTCCTATTTCCTGCTTGGTCTATGGGGTCTTGTAATCGCCATAATCAGCAATGCCTTTGCCAATTGTAGTAAATGCACCAATCATCGCTGCTTGCTTTCTGGCCCTGCCTTCAACCCTTGTTGTTGTTGCTTGCTGACTTAGCTTCATAGCCTCAAACATCCCCATAAGATCGGACGTTCTAATATCCTTACCCAAGGTTTCTTTTTGCGCTCCAAGGAAAGCCTCAACAGATCGGCTAGATACATCTCTTCCGCTAGCATAAACGGCTGCAATGTTGGCAGAGGTATTTCTATCGTAAGCCTCTCGTCTAGCGGCATGGCGCTGTCGAGTTTCTATTTCGCTCCTTACTTTATCGGTCTCTATATTAAAAGCGTCTAAGTTAGCAGACTGTTCTGCTGCCGCACCTGCTTGCATTTGACCTGCTGCGCTAATAAAAGCAAACATTAAAGGTAATGACATTATATTATTAACTCCGCAATTATTCCATTGACCTGCATAGTAAGCGGGTCATCTTGTTCGATTGTAACCTGTGGGTCACGACTATAACCTAAAGAGCGGAACTCTTTTTTACCAGTAAATCCAGAAGACATCGTTGGCGTTCTGCTGTTTACCTTAACTGAGTTTGCGTTCTTTAAGTCTAAAACAATGTTAGTAATCCCTCTTCCGCTACCAGTTGCAGGGCCATTGCCTACAGCAGCATCAATAGGATTTGTTATTATCTGAGCTGTAAACTTCTTGCCTACATAAGCATGGGTATAGCTTTCTGAGGCGTGGGCAGTAAGGTCAACCTTATTACTTCCATTTACAGTAAAAGAGCCAAGAGAATACTGAGTAGAGTTTTTAATTGCTATTACATCAACAGAATCACCAGAAGAATATACAGCGCTTACATCAACAAGGTTTGTTGATACTGCACCATACAGCCAGAAATCCAAACCAACCTCAGTGTCAAACTCACATAGCTTTAAGTTACCACTTGAATCATAGACATTAGCAAACAAGCGATCTTCAATGCTGCAAACCGATCCAAATGTGCCATTGGCTACTACCCTAGTCCATGATGCTCTCTTCTCCGCTCTGTTTGAGGAGAACAATGCAAGGTCGCCATTGTTAAGAGTTAAGGCAGCATATGAATCTGGAAGCCCAAAGCCGCTATGAACAATGGCTAAATACTTTGGGGCATCTATTAGATGAGAGGCAATCGTGGAAACAGATGTCGCAGTATAGGCTTCTTCTGTGTCAGTGTAGATATACTCCCGAATAATCCTACCATTATTCTGCACAAAGATTGTTGCGCCGTCTATCGACATAGGCTCAACGTGTTCGACCCCATATGGTGTCTGCTTTCTTATCTGTGCGTTAGTCGGCGTAATAGCTTGATTAAGGTAAGTTGGAATATAAAGCTCATTAGATGCAGTAAACACCTGCAAGTCTCTGTTTGAAACAAGATACCTTATTTCATTAACATCACCTGTTGCAGCTACCATAGAGATAGCATCTGTATCTGCTGCATCTCCTACGTCAAAGTTAAAGAACTCACCAAGTTGTGACATCCAGATATTATCTGGCTCTGCTATTGTGCCCCCAAAGCAAAGACGGTTCTCATGGAACTCAACAGCCGCAGGGTAGCCCCTCTTAGCCGACCAAGCTTGCTCATCCCAATCTGCTCTAGGCGCATGGGTTACAACAGTTACTTGACCACCACCATCTTCGGCAGAAGAAGCAGCACCACCCGCAGTAAACGTAAATGTGTTTTCGTCGATAATGCCGCTTACAGTTCTAGCCCCATTTAAGTTGCCAGTATTAATGCCGCCAGTTGCTGAAGCACCAGAAAAAGTAATGGATTCACTACCTGCAAAACCATGCTCAATCATTGTGACTTCTACAGTTGTGCTTCCGTCAATAGTGCGGAATGGGTTTAAAACAGACAGGCGAGTTGATAGTTCGTCAACAACATTACCTGTTGCCTGAGTTGCAGACTGAACACTAGTTATTGTAATCTCATTGCCGCTATATCTAACCACTACGCCAACATGCAGGGAGTCGGGATAGTTGCCACCAGACTGACTTCCTGTTGTATCCCAATATGCAGCGCTTGTTGTTAAGGTTATTCCTGTCCCAGTTGTAGCGCTAGGATCAAGCGTTACGCCATGACCTTGGAACTTAGAGTAAGGTTGAAACGTAGCGCTGTTATCTGCCCTTTTGTCAAAGCTGTATGTAGAAATTTCAAATGCAGTAAGGCTTGTGCGTGTTAACATCCTTGGCGCAAACAGTGGGTGCGATATAAACATAACATCACCATACTGCGATGTAGTGTATTCTTTTAAATAATCCTGATCGAAGGGAAGCGCTGCGCTGCTTGTGTCTGTTGTTATAGTAGCAACAAGACTTACTGTACCATCTGTTAGAAGGCGAAAGCATCTTACTTTCTGATGCTCTACCGAAATAATGTATTCTTCATTTTCATCAAAAACGAAAGGAAACAAATGTGACTGTTCATTAGTAGAATCATTTAAGCTATAATTATAAATATGTTTCAGACCATAACGCTTCTTAACAGACCCCTCTGCCATAACAACCATGTTCTGTAGGCTTTGCGCTGACGCATTGTAGACAGCGGTGTCAGTTCTCATAATAAGAGAATCACTTATTTCGCCATACTGAAAGCTGCTAATTGGTACTCTGATTTTTTGCATTAGCTGCGCCTTTCAGTAATAAACCTCGAAGTGTTTAGCTTGCGCGTTGTCTGTTGCTGCGAGTCAATGTTTCTAGCCTTAATAAACAATGAGGCTGCTTTCTGCTCCATCAAGCTAGCTAACTGCGCATCTTTAGCTATTGATATTGCAAAGGATGCAGCAAGCGAAAACTGAATTGGCGTTGTAAAGTAAGAAGGCCAATTGGATTCAGCTTCACGCTCAACATAGTCTAAGACTACAGTATCCGATGAGGTTGCATTGCAGAATATTTTATTACCATAAATATCGTATTTAATTGGAGCATCATTAATTGTTGCGCCTATTACTGTAATGCAAGAAGAAGGTATATGGTAAGCAGACTCAAACTTGCCCTTGGGCGCTGTTGCTAACCGTGTAAGATTAAATTGTGTAGTTGCAAAACGCCACCGAAAAGAAGCAAACGATGTCCGAACGGTGTCTTCATAAAGAGCGTTCGCAACTTTTGCCTCTACTGTATTAGCAGTAAAGTCAGTAATGGCATCTGCGCCAATAAGATATAAGGCGTTGGTTGCAACTTCTATTGCGGAATCTGCTACTTTTGGCATGGCAGTATGGGGGCCGAAGCCCCCACCCCTTTATTAATCGCCGTCTGTTTCAACGACAGCAGTGCCGTTTGAAACATCGACTACAGTGCCAGTGTTCGAGAGAACATTAACAAAGTTGGTTGATGGAACATTAGTGTCACAAACAATAATTAGGTCACGAACAGCTAGCATATTTGCTGCACTGTTAAAGTAACCTTCTGTGTTTACAGTCGCAATTGCGTCTGCGCTTGTGTACATCCGCAAACTTCCGTTTGAGTCACCACCAATTCGAGCTAGTCCACTTGCTGCATAAGCCATGTTTTACTCTCCTTAGTTATTGTCGAGGACTTCATAGACGCCATCATCGTCAATAACGACAGCCCCCATTGACATCATCGAGGTTGCGAGGTGTGAGACTTTTTCTGCAACATAGTTGACCTCAGTTTGAACATCAGCATTGATGCCAAGGCCAACAGCGTTTGTGTGGTAAGCAAAGTTTTTGCCACCTGCAACCGCAGACGTTGAGAAGATTTTAAAGCCCAAGAACTCCTTCATGGTGATACCACCCGCGAACGGCAGGTTCTGATCGCCAACAAAGTCAGAAGATGCAAACTCTGTAATGTTATACAGATCAGCAAATCCCGCAGGAGACATTGCCAAGAAACGCTGTCCGTCCTCTGGCATGTCAGCATTACCAACAGTCTCAAAGAGAGAAAGCAGATCAGCCTTTGCCAAAGCAGAGCCAGTGTCGTGGATTTGAGTTGAGTTAGCACCTGCATCAAGAGCAGTTGTTAGAATCTCATCTGTCTTACGACCAAGCGCAGCAGCAGCAGATTGAGCTACAGCTTGACGCTCGTTGATGTTGATTTTCAACTCGTCTAGTTTATCAATGTACTCTGGTGCATAGTAGTCAGCCATAGTGACTTCGACGTTTGTATGCGCCAATTCCATTGGGGTTACGTTGCCGTTACGAGATTTCGTATTGGCTGTGCCTTTTCCGATTACTTGGAAACGAGCAGTTGAACCAGTCACATTAGTAGAGCGAACAGTGTTCCGTAGTTTAGAACCCATACGCTGATACGCCATGTGAACTTCGGTTTCAAACTGCTTGATAAAGGCTTGGTCAATTGTATTAGCCATTTTCACAGTCCTAATTGAAGTTACGGTTTACAACGGGTGTCCACTCTCGCACTTCAATAAGGGTATCCTTTCGGGCCTTTCAGTGCATTATGGGCCGTAATGAGCTATCGTAAACATTCTTTTTGTTCGGATTGCAACGCACAAATTCAACATACTTGTTTTCTCCTAGCACTGAAATACCAACAGGTTCAAAGCCAAGCCAAGCTGCCCACTGCAATATTCCCTCATAATCGGCTAGGATAGTCATGGTCATATTGGGCTGAGTCTTGTCAAAGAAGTTAACCAACATCCTTGATCCACGCGCTAGCATAGTGAAGTTTTCTTTTATTTTATTTGAGAACATGCAGAACATTTGAGGAAAGTCTTGATCCTCAGTAAAGAACAAACCCCCAACAGCTATAAAGCTTTCGCCCTCTCGCCTTACAAGATAGCACTCAGATGTTTCGTACATTTCAATGATGGCTTGCTCAACGTCAGTGTGACCTAAGATGGCAAGCTCTCTTTTATTTTCCTTACTTAAGTTGGCAACGACCTCATCAACATGACGTAAGGTAAAGGGGGTCATGTAATAACGCCCCCTTTTTAGAATCTTAACCTCTGTTTGGGTAAAGGGCTTGGAATCCTTCGGTGACTTGCTTGATGAAGTGAGGGTCGCGGTCTTTATGGTATCTTGGGTCATTCATCATCTCCCTTAGATCGGCCTCACTTTGACCTGCACTCGGCTGCGTTTCGCCTGTAAACGATCCGTCCTTCATTGCTTCCATTACGGCTTCAAGAGCAAGGATTCCTTCATGGCTTTCGCACATGCGCTCTACCGCAGGGATTGCTTGCTCTGGAAAGAACTTGTTTGCAAACATAGACGCAGCTTGTATGCGGTCATTAGCATTATCTCCAAGCTTTGCAGCTTCTGCATCAAGGTCTGGTTCTTGCCCACCAGTCGCTTGAGCATACATTTCAATGCCTTTATTGAACTCATCTTGAGAAAAGCCGTTCTCGTATGAATGATCTGCCCACCACTTGAGCAACTCATTATCTACAGCCATTTCCTCATTCACAATATCTGGCAGTTGATAATCACCTGCTGACTCTGGCCTCTCGCTAAAGGCTTCGGTCTGAATCTCTTCGATGATCTTAGATCGAATGTCTTCATCTTTTGTGCCAAGCTTTGACTCTAGCTCCTTATATGCTTTAGCTAAGTCTTCACCTGTGTTGTATTTTTCGGGCAACCACTCAGGTCGTTGTGGCTGACTGTCCTCTGCTACAACAAAATCACGCTCTTCTGTTGGCGCTTCTACAGCTACTTCGGCTGTTGCTTCGGCTACTGTCTCATTCATTTGTTCTTACTCCTGTGCGAATGTGAGATACGTTGCTCAATAAGGCCAACGATATATCGCTGCCCCTCTATATGTCGCAACTCTTCTGTAGTCACATTAGGCCCATTAACCATTTCGATTGTAATGGAGCGCAGATAACGCAGGACTTCCTGTCCTGTGGGCGAACTAAATACATGAGCGATATTGTGGCTTACCTCTACATCTTTAGCAGAGGCTCTTTGTATTCCGTCGATCCCAATATTAACCTTGTTCGGCAACCATCTGTCCCTGTTGCTGTTGCTGCTGCGCCATTTGCTGCGCTAATGCAGCTATTTGTTTACGCTGTTCTTCATCACGAATCAAGCTCTCTGGCACACCAAATTTCTTAGCTAAGTGAATTGCTGTCTGTTCACCGTCAATTAGAAGCTGCAACATCTCAGGGCCAAACGTCCCGCCAACCAACTCTAGGAATCTTGCTACGCTAGAAATATCCTGATTAGATTGGGCTTGAGCTAATGGAGATACAGAGCGAACCTTGACCTCTCTCCCATTGACTGTTGGAACTTCAATGCGCCCTTGCTTCTTAAGAATGTAGATTACGCGCTGCAATACTGGCTGAACTAGCTCTGCTTGCAGTCTGCCAAAGACTGCGCCCATCCTGCGAGACAGGTCTGCCATGCGTTCTGCAACCTCTGTAGCAGTTGCAGGTGTGGTATCAGGCTTGCCAAGCATATCATTATACAGTGCAGTCTTAATGTTGTGCCGCATATCGCTAAGAACAAGCTGCGCAACGTCAAACTTACCTGCTGCTTGGATAGGCTGAAGGCCAGTTGACCCCATAGCTTTCGGTATAATTGTGCCGGGCACTAAATTTATCGTGTCAGGGTTGATTACGCCGTCATCTTCCATCTGATATATGCCAGAGATCGACATCTGTGCGTTCTCAAGGATTAACTGGATGGTGAGATTCGTTGTCTTAATTGAAGACAGCGCATTAAGTAGTGGGCCTCGTCCATAAATCTCACCTGCACACTTAGACCAACGGAAGCAAATAAACGGATTAGAGCCAAGGCCCTTCATTTCATTCGTATATAAGCAGGTGTTTGTTGTCAGGCAGATTGCATATTGAAGGAAAGCATCTTCGTTCTTCTTGGAGTAATCTCTGCAAACAACTTCAAGAACAGTTGTTTCACGATTAGCCCCCATCAACGCTTGCACCTTCGGGCTGAACTTTCCCTTGGGGTACATAATAGAAAGGTGATCGAACTTAACCTTCTTGCGCTCACGGTAAACGTGGTCAATTCTATCGTCGGGGCCAGTGTCTAGCACTACATGAGGAAGCGGTATTGCTGAGAAGTTTACTGGGTTTACTGCATCGCCCTCTTCTACGCACAACACACCAGTCCCGACAGCCAAGTCCATGAAGGATTCATGCACCTCTTGGCTAAAGTTTGAGTTCTGTAAAACCTCAAAAACATATTCGGTGACTTCATCTAGCTCATTATCAATAGCCTCTCTTTGATCTGGAGGCACTTCACTACCTGCCATAAGATCAGCCCATCGTGCAAAGTTAGGAACTATGCCCGACTGTAAGCGGCTAGCAAATTCCTGAACCCCAACTACAGCAGTCTCGTCAAAGATTTTGTCATCCCTGCGTTGCCCTGCTTCTTCATAATAGAATGACTCTCGTTGAGGCAGCGCATATTCATAACACTCTTCAAAAAGAGAAACCCAGTTCTCACGAAAAGCTTTAGCCTTGTTGTACTTTTCGATGTACTGCTTTGCAATTGGATCGTCAGCCATTAGCCAAACCTACCTAAAAACCCTGCGCCACCTGCTCTCATAAGTGATCTGCGACCTGCGCCACCACGCATACCGCCTCGGCGCTCAGTGCTTGATTCAATAGCCTCAGTTACATCTTCACGTTTTTTAGATGCTCTAGCTTGAATTTCTTCTTGTTTTGCCGCATCTGCTGCAACACGCCCTTCTGCTGCTGCTTTGTTCTCTGCATCAGTTGGGCCACCACCACCAAAACACATAATAAGCTCCTTTATTTTTTACATTCGTAACCATAGAACAGGATAAATCACAATGCACAAACTACATTCTTGCCCAAAACCCCTGCTTTTTAGGGCGTGACTGCTTAGAAAAGACATCAAAGCTACGTTTTGCAACGGATACTCTTGCAGGTTTTTGGGTATTCATGAGCGCTCGACCCTCACCTGCACCTAAGAAAAGGTACTGTGCAGCATCGTGAACGTGGCTAAACATATTTTTGTCTGGTTTGTCTGCGTATCTTTCGCCAGAAACTTCCATCCGCTTGTACGCATACCCGCCCTCAAAGCCTTTGATTAGCTGTGGGCATCTGCGATCAATTAATAAAGCAGGTTTCCCTTCGACCATTTTTGTCAGCTGGGAGGACACTGACTCAAGCCGAAGGTCAACGGAGTTGGAAGGCGCAGGGAACGCCCTCAAACCTGCTCCGCGCAAGATGTGAAAGGGAGTAGACTCATCAGTCTGTGCGCGGAAATCACCTGCGGGATCGCCATAGATTATTACCTCTGACGCTGCCGCGAATCTTATAGCTAGCTCATTTCTAAGAACTTCGGCAAAACGCACGATGCCCATGTCTACGGCTACAATTTCGGATTGAATGAACCATCGCCCTCGAACCTTTTGTCCAAGCACTGCCGCAGGGGTCAAGCCAAAGTCCACGCCAACATAAACTGGGGAATTTGCTGCTACTGGTATTTCTTCTTTTGCTATGTGTACTTCTGCTGCAAACATCGGGTAAACAGGTTTCCCATCTTGGATGTGGCCCAAACGGTTCATCACATACACGTCTATCCATGATTTAGTCTTACCCCTTATTAGATTGGAATAATAACTCTTGAGCATATTCTTTGTGTTCTCGGCTTTGGGGTTTGGCTCGTAGTCTTCTATCTCGCCCTCTTCACCTTTCTTTTCAACCATGCCGCAGGGTTGGGTATAGAAAGACCAGTTGTCTGGCTTAACCAACATCTTAGCTTGCTCACGCGGTATATGATCTGGGACTGGAACTTCACCTGCCATAATCGGCCACCAGTGATCTTCCTCAGGCGCGTTGGTATCGGCAATGACACCAGTCCAAGTAGGGCCACCATCACGCATAGAAGGAAAACGCCCAACACGCATAGTACAGGCGTCAATAATACTCTTCGCAATTTCTCTAGCCTCATTAATCCAAACGCCAGTTAGCTCTAAAGATAGCAGTTTCTTTACATCTTCGGGGCGGTCTAAAGCTAAGAAGATAACCTCAAGATCAATGTCGCCCTTCTTAATGTGATGCGTATATGGCACTGACCAAGTAAACTTACCCCAGTCTGATTCTGGAAACCAGTCAAGCCATGTCTTGATGGTGGTGGTTCTAAGTTGGGGATTGGTATTACGAATGATTGCCCATCGGCTTTTGCGGATTCCATCTGGCCCTTTGCCCTGTTGGATTGCGCGGCGAAACACTTCTACACAACAGCCAACGGACTTGCCAGAACCGACTGGCCCTCTTATGCCACGAAAGAATGTATCGTCCTTCATAAATACTTTTAGGACTTCTCCATCTGGCTTGTACTTGAAGTCTATCATCTAAGCCCTTTGTTAACTCCAAAGCGGATCATATCTTCAACCACCTCTGGCGCAATGCTGTCAATGAGCTTGTCGCACTCATGGTCTGTAACAAAGTGCTGTCCGAACTTTGCAATGACACTTGATAGATGAACCTTGCGAACAATGCCGCGCAGCATATCGCGGTCTTGTTGAGTAATCGTAGAAGTAAAACTCACGTTCTGTACTTCCTTACTTTATCAGCAATTGCTTTCGGTTGAGCCACAAACTGCTTGCCCGAAGCCTTGCCCTTTCGTTTAGCTCTGGTTGTAGCTGCATATTCAGAATCACTAAGAGCAGCGATAGCTTTAGAAGGAAGGTAACGCTCACCAGTCTCACTAGACTTTTTGCCAGACTTGGTGCGCCACTTCTGCTTGCCCCAGTTCATTAATGATTTCTGAGAAGCTTTCACCTATATCCTCCACCTGCTGCTTTGTATCGCTTGGCTAAGAGTTGAGCCTTACGCGCAGACCACTTACCTGCCGCAGTGCCTTGAACATTTGCGGCCTTTATTCTGTTGAACAAAGACTTCCGCATCTTGGGCTTGGTATAATTACCTGCTTCATTTACTGCCATTCTTCACACTCTTGTTCTTTTTACGAGCGTAAGCCTTTGCAGCTTTCTTTCCCTCTTTGCTGTAGGAGAAAGTCTTTCCATTAACTTTAGGCATTTTTTTTCCTTTTCTTTTTAGGCGCAGTTTTCGATTCATCAATGTCAGGCGTAGAAGGATTGTCAGCCTTGTACGATCCCTTGGCTGTTCTTGCCCTTACTGGCTCTGGCCCTTCGACTAAACGCTTGGCATCAGCCATGCGCGTCTTGCCAGTGTAATGAATCCCTGCAATTGTATGGGTTTCCCCAGTCCATAATTCTTCAGTATGCGCAATGTAAAACGCCATTAATCTTTTCCTCCCCTAGTGTATTTTCCCTCTAAGTTCCACCTCCGCTCAATCTTTTTTGCTTGGCTGAGAAGAGACTTATACTTTGGGTCTTTGC